TGAAGAAACAACTTCTTGGGGAGTATAATACTCTCAAGCAGAACATCAATAAAGAACTTAAGGAGATTAACTACACCAGCACCAAGACTGATGAGTTACTTCTAAAGTATTTTACTGAGCTAAGAGAAGAGATCTCAGGACTTCCAGAAGTCAAGTATTATGATAAAGATATTGACTACGTAAAGTCTGACATCAAAGGACTTTATAAAATTGTGGAGGAGATTAAGTCATCTCAGAAACAATTAAAAGAAGAACAGAAGTTACTTGCAGAGACTAATGTTCCTCTTGGAGAAGATCCACCAGAGACTAATAATCCAGACCCCCTTACTCCACTTGATCAAGATTTTGTAACTCTTGATCAACTTCAAAAACACTACAAGATATTTGTAGAAAGAGTTCAATATCAATTGTCATCAATTGGTGGCGGTGGTGCTGGATTTATCAAGGATCTTGATGACGTAACCTTTGATGGTACGGATAATCAACTGCTAATCTACAACTCATCTACATCAAAGTGGGTTGGTATTGCTAGCACAGCTTTATCTGGTGCTCCATCTGAGTTATCTGAGACTTGTACAGGCACAAACCTTACAGTTACCAACCTGTCTGTCACAGGTATTGCCACATATGAAGATGTAAAACATGTTGATTCGCTTGGAATTTCAACGTTTAGAAGTGGGCTTGAAGTTAGAACTGGCACTGCAACAACAGCACTATTAGTTCAGGGAGATGCAAGAGTAACTGGTATTCTCACGGTTGGAACAAGTTCTATTACATTAGATGGATCTGATAATTCAATTAATGTTGGAACAGCGATTACAATTAGTGGTGATACAGGAAAAATCCAAGCGTCGGAAATAAGAACAGTAGGAACCACTGGTGCATTTTTCCCTCCAGTTTTGACCACGGCACAAAGAGATGCACTTTCAGTTACTGAAGGTGCCATGATTTTTAACACAACAACTAAAAAAATGAATTTTTATGATGGCACAAATTGGGTAGAACTGCCTGGTATGACTTTGGGTCTCACTGTAGCACTTGATGGATGATAAATAATAAGGAGTAATTACTCTTTTGATGGCTAAGAACGGACGCTGCCCTGCAGGACAATATTACTGTTACACTGATAAAAAGTGTAAACCAATCCCAAGAGGATTTAAGGTTGTAGGTCGTGCTGGAATGCTCCGTAAAGAAAATGGTCACTCTATTGACGATACCAAAAAGAATGGTAACGGCAACGGAAATGGTAATGGTAATGGTAATGGTGGCAACGGAAACGGTGGCACTGTAAGTGAAGAAGGTCTCCGCGATTGGTTTGGTAAATCTAAATCAAAAGACGGAAAGAAAGGTTGGGTACAAGTAGTGTCAGGAAAACCCTGTGCTCGCCAACCTGGACAGAAAACAACACCTAAGTGTGTTTCTTCTGCGAAGAGAGCAAGTATGAGTAAATCAGAAAGACTCTCAGCACAAAGAAGAAAGAGAGCTGCTGACCCAGGACAACCACAAAAGACTGGTGCAGCAAAACCCACATACGTTTCAACTGATAAACCTAAAATGAAATCTGTAAAAGAAGCAACAGAGTTTGTAACTTTACCTTTGGAAATTGAAATTCCAAATACCATTAGAGATTTCAACTTAGGGTTGATGTTCCGTGAAAGTTTAGACGTAAACAGTGGAATGCTCTTCATCTTTGATGAAGTTGCAGAACAGTCATTCCATATGACTGAAACAAAAATTCCTCTCGATATTGCTTTCATTAGAGAGGATGGAACAATCGAAAGCATTAAAGAATTAGAACCATTCGACGAGAGCCCAGTTTCCTCAGATGGAGAGGTGCTGTGCGCGTTAGAAGTAAATCGTGGATGGTTCGCAGAAAATAATGTAGAAGTAGGTGACGTGATTGATATTGAGGAAGGCAAGAAAGATGCTTGCTACCATAAAGTCAAGTCACGCTACTCAGTTTGGCCAAGTGCATATGCGTCAGGAGCACTGGTCAAATGCAGAAAAGTCGGTGCAGCAAATTGGGGAAATAAAACTAAGAAGGAAGAAGTTGAACTTGATGAAAAGTGTTGGAAAGGTTATGAGAAAAAAGGTATGAAGACCATGTTTGGAAAGAGATATCCAAACTGTGTCAAAAAAGAAGAAGCCGAATGTTCTCATACACCAAAGGGTAAAGATTGCCCTATTCATGGAATGTCTCCATGTGATGGACCTCAAGGTGGAGATGGAGGAAAACCAGGTCCAAATAAGAACTATGTAAAACCTATGGGCGAATCCATAGAAGAGGCAGTTAGAGTTCCAGCAAAGACTGGAAACATCGTAGATACTTACTTTAACTATAGAGGTAAGTATTATGCTTTGAAGATGTTCTTCCCTCAAATCTCAGTACCCAAAAAATCTGATGTTCAAGATCAGGTTTCTAAAGTATATCCTGGCGCGAAACTATTAACTTTTAACGTTTCAAGCTATGAACCAGGGCAACCACTCCTTCACGTCGAAGGAGCAGCATGGACACGAAAGGCAGGTAAAAACAAGTCAGGCGGACTTAACGAAAAAGGCAGAAAATCTTACGAAAGAGAAAATCCAGGAAGCGACCTTAAGGCACCTTCAAAGAAGGTTGGAAATCCCCGCAGGGCATCCTTTTGCGCCAGAATGAAAGGAATGAAGAAGAAACTGACTTCCTCTAAGACTGCAAACGATCCCGATTCAAGAATCAATAAATCACTTAGAGCCTGGAACTGCTGATTAACTTATGTCTGATAATGTATACCTTGGCAATCCGAATCTAAAAAAAGCGAATACTGCGATTGAATTTACGGAAGATAATATCCGTGAATTCATGAAGTGTAAGCAAGATCCTGTTTATTTTGCCAACAACTATGTCAAGATTATTTCTCTTGATGAGGGTCTAACACAGTTTCATCCATATCATTTCCAAGAGAAGTTGATTAACAACTTCCATAATAACAGATTTAATATCTGTAAGATGCCACGACAAACTGGTAAATCCACTACAGTCGTATCTTACCTTTTGCATTATGCTGTCTTTAATGACAGTGTTAATATTGGTATTCTTGCAAACAAAGCAGCAACCGCAAGAGAACTACTTGGAAGGTTACAGACTGCATATGAGAACTTGCCCAAGTGGATGCAACAGGGTATTATTGCATGGAACAAAGGATCACTGGAGTTAGAGAATGGCAGTAAGATATTGGCAGCTTCTACGTCTGCGAGTGCTGTCCGCGTTTGTCCCAAATCACGTCGCTGACTCGTTCTTTGCATCTGTTTATCCTACTATTACTTCTGGTAAAAACACCAAAGTAATTATTGTATCTACCCCACACGGTATGAACCACTTCTACCGTCTGTGGCACGATGCAGAAAAACAAAAAAATGATTATGTCCCTACGGATGTTCACTGGTCAGAAGTTCCAGGTAGAGATGAGAAGTGGAAAAAGACAACTATTAAGAACACGTCAGAAGCACAGTTCAAAGTTGAGTTTGAATGTGAGTTCTTAGGATCAGTTGATACGCTGATTGCTCCGAGTAAATTAAGAACTCTCATCTATGACAATCCAATCAAAAGAAATGCTGGATTAGATGTATATGAACCATCTCAAGATAAGCATGATTATGTGATGACAGTTGACGTGGCAAGGGGAGTCGGAGAAGATTACTCAGCCTTCGTTGTTGTGGACATCACTACTTTCCCACATAAGGTGGTTGCAAAGTATAGGAATAATGATATCAAACCCATGTTGTTCCCCAATATCATCTATGAGGTAGCGAAGAGTTATAATAGTGCGTTTATCTTATGTGAGGTGAATGATATTGGAGATCAGGTTGCAAGTATTCTCCAGTATGATCTTGAGTATCAGAATCTGTTGATGTGTTCTATGAGAGGTAGAGCAGGACAGATTGTTGGTCAAGGATTCTCTGGTAAGAAGACACAACTTGGTGTGAAAATGTCTAAGACTGTGAAGAAGGTCGGTTCTCTGAATCTTAAGACACTTATTGAAGAAGATAAACTTATCTTCAGTGACTATGAAATTATTTCCGAACTAACAACGTTTATCTCAAAACATAATTCATTTGAGGCTGAAGAAGGTTGTAATGATGATTTGGCTATGTGTCTTGTCATTTATGCTTGGTTGGTCCAAATGGACTATTTCAAAGAACTGACTGACCAAGATGTTCGTAAGAGATTATATGAAGAACAGAAGAATCAAATCGAACAAGACATGGCACCATTTGGATTCT